CAGTGGGAGTACCAGGAGTGCAGGCTTGGAAGCCACACTTTAATAAGTTATTTACAGGCTATGACACCGTGTACATAGTCGGTGACAATGACATCAAGGAAGATGGCACCAATCCTGGGGCAGAGTTCTCTCGTCGTGTGTCACAAGAGGTAATGAACTCACGCATAGTATCATTGCCCGCATCAATGGACATCAATGACTTCTACCTTGCACACGGCAAAGAAGAATCGTTGAAATTATTTGGAGGTGTGTGATGTATGACAATGACAAAGACCGAGTGGGTCACAGTGCTACAGACTTTGCAGCATATGGGCTTCCAGATCCTAGAAGCGAATTTGGAAACAGAGACAATACTCTTGCGCCCTACACCGATAAGGTAAATGATGCTTTCATTGCTGATGTCTGGCGTATTATGGATCAAGCAGGCAACCTACTGGTGCGTAAGCATCACGACTACGGCCCAAAGAACATTGCTCACTCACCAGGTGGACCACTTAATGGTCTGCGTGTACGTATGTGGGACAAGATAGCACGCATCAATAACTTGATTGACTCTGGCGTTAAGCCAAGCAATGAGTCCTTGCGTGATTCTTTCTTAGACTTACTGAACTACTCTGCCATTGCAATGATGGTACTAGATGGCGTATGGCCTGAAGTTCTGGAACCTGATTGTGACTGATCCACACCCAATACTTGCTGACCTTGTACCTAGCGTGGTGACTATTGTTCACCGTCGCTATCGTAAGTATGTAGATCGTGCTGACTTAACGCAAGAAGCATATGCTTGGTTGATGACACGTGTGTCCTACTTCAACGGCTTACTTGAAGAAGAGGATGATACAAAACGTCTCATCAATCAGAAGCGTATAGCATTTCAGATGCGCCGTTCTCTTGAACGTTATGCTCGCAAGGAGAAGGCTACTAGATCTGGATACCAGACCAATGATGAGTCCTTCTATGACGTTACTACTATTGCACGTTTGTTACCATACATTATCGCAAGCGTGGTCAATGATACCGCTATTGAACAAGCACAAAACCTTATCAATGATGGCACACCACGCAAGCCTGCAGCCCCCGCAGAAGGTGGCAACCTGTTGGCTACGCTGATTGACATCAAGAAGTCTTACGAGTTACTAGATGAGGATGAGAAGAACATCTTACGTCTTAGATACCACGAGAACTACACACTGCAACAGTTAAGTGAGGCAACAGAGTGTGCTATCTCTACTGCAGATCGTAGATGTTCCAATGCATTACGCAAGATACTTAACTTTATGGGAGGAGAGTCGCCTTACCAATGATGTATGACTATCGCTGTCCTGATTGCAAGGCAGAACTTACTATTGAAAGATCAATCCACGAAGAACCACGTGAGCCATCTTGCTTTGACTGCCACATACCTATGATACGTAAGTGGGATGCTCCATCTATTACCTTTAAGGGCAAAGGCTTCTACTCCACAGGTGGATAGCAAAGAACCCCACCGCAGGAAGGGTTTGCGATGAGGTTCTTGCGTCCGAAAGGAGGAGATGCACTTATAGTGTATCAGTACCAGCCTCTTCTGTCGCTATGTTGGAGAGCGCGACACGCAGATTTTCCGTAGCGATGGTCAAGGTATCGTAGACCGTGAAGGATTTGAAATTCAGGTTCTCCACTACGCTCTCTAAGGAGTTGAGCAATTCCGTAAGCCGTGCTTCTGGGGTTATCTGCGAGGTGGTCAAACCTGCTTTCACGGGTCCATAAGGTGACGAGACATCTGATCTGGTTTTGATTGTAACCAAGTGCTCGTGCGTAACTAATTGCAAGTGCCTTGTTTTCACGCTTCTCCTCCATCGTTGCCTTCGTCCGTGCCTTTATGAATGTTTTCTTTGAGGACAGGTGCACCTCGTCCGTCTGCTGTGCGGATACGAACACCGACAACAGGGACAGTATTACCGCTAAGGTCAAGCCACGTTTTGCCTTCTTGTTCATCTGTCTTCTTCTCCATTTCGAGCAACTGCTTATAGGTATCAGGGTATAGATGAGCAAGGCGCACTAGCGCACGGTCTCTTGCCCTTCTGTAGTTACGTTGGCGCACTGCTTGGTTAGCAGCACCACGCAATCTTTTATTTTCCGCCTCCATTATTTGTCTTGTCCTCCCATACAATTAGAACATAGGCTATCAACATTATGACCGCTATCCCTATCCAGTATGTCATTGCACACCTGCCATTACTGCAAAGACAATCTTTGTAATGTCAATGGGTTCAATTATCAAGCGAGCATCCTCTTCCCCTGCCTCCCAGCAGGACACCAATAGACGTGAGTTGAGAGGTGATTGGCGTAGCCATTGCACCGCACTGTGCGGGTCTTCCCCGCCCCATACTGCATTGCCTTCCTCAGTTGCTATCTCGTAGAAGTTTACCAGTTTATTCTTTGGGTGAAATCCCACCACGTTATCCTCACTCACTTGCTTCCTCCTTCAGACTATCAATCAGGACTTTCATTTGGTTGTAGGTGATAACACTTTCCAATCTACCTGCAAGGTACTCATCAGCGTTATCTCCCCATACTTTGCGTGCTAATTGCACGAGGTTATAGACGGTATACTCCAGTTCAATCTCTCTAATTGTCATCTTGCCCTCCCTCGTTGAATGTATCTACCATTGACAGTGCGTGAACCATACGCATTAGGTTCATACCTGCTTCCTTCTCTGTCTTCTCGTCCTCAATCTGTATCAGCGCAAGGTCACGACATAACTCAGCCTTTGCACGCCAGTAGTCTACCGTAGGCTCAGTCATTAGATAACTCATATAGATCATAGAAGTATTCCACCTTGTTGTCGTCTACCAGTTCGCGGTACTTATCACGCTGAGCAATAGCCCACGTACGGGCTTCCTCTTCTGTATTAAACTCATCAGTTGTGCGGTACACAACCTTTGAAATACTAATCTCAAACTCCTTCATCTTCTGCGCTCTCCTTCACTAGGTCATTGATAGTTTTCTCCACCTTGTCTGTTGGTAGTTCAATCTTAGACAGCGCCTCACCTAGCGCTGTGCGCCAGTTGGTTGCCTGTCCTGTGGACAGTTGCTTGGGCTCTTCCCCTGCAAAGTCCCACAGTTCCACGTCATACTGTTTGTTGGCGGGTGCAATCACCACGGTGAAAACAAACTGCGCCATCTTGTCCTGCTCACTCATCATCTTCTCCCTTGTGCATCATCTTCTCCATCCAATACGCCACGGTGACAATTGGGATTCCATATACTAACAGCAAGCCCCACAAAACTACCGCATCATCCATTGTTTTCTCCCTCGCATTCATCACAAGCACACCGCAAGACTACCCAATCCCCGCCGTCGTATCCTTCTCCTATCGCTAGGTATTCCTCTCGCGTGAGCCAGAAGAAGGTGCTGTCATCTTCATCTTCTAGTTGCTGTGCGTTTGGTTCTATCTGTCCCTCATCTAACACCGCAAAACGGTGCACCTCTTCTTCTTTACTATCCTTCCATTGAATCAAAAACTTCACGCCTTGACCTCCTTCTTCTCCGCAATCAATAGCCCCGTATGTATGCCCGCAATCAACTTGCGTAGGCTATGAGCCGCTTCTGCCTTGCTTCCGCCTAGGTAGTCGCTGAATCCGCGTGGCTCACAGTGCCCTGAGCCGTACTTACTACCGCCTGTGAAGTGGACGCGCCAAGCCCGCCCGTATGTCTTGCTCCCCACTTGAAGTACCAAGTGAGGGCGCTTGTTTGACTCGTAGGTGTCTTCCACCTCTTCCCCTTCCAATAGTGGCTGAATCAATTCCTCTAGCACTTTCACGAGGCTTCTAACCTCTTCCATTGTTGTTTGCATTCTAAGCCCCTTCCTGAGCCTAAGGCGGGGCGGTCTTGCCCCTTACCTTGTGCCCCCGTCGGATTATGAATCCGTAGCCCGTAGCGCGGGGGCGGTCTTGCTTACTACTTACCGCCCCACATTTGGGACAGTTCCCGCGCCGTAATCGGGCGGTTTGCTTCGGGTGTCATCGCGTAGCAGACCAAACATAGGTCATTTGGAAACATCGCAAGCACATCCTCCTCTTTCGCACATCCCTTACAGATGAATGCCTTGTTGCTCATTTCCCCTCCTCAATCCATATCCACGCATAACGCTTCTCTCGTGTCCATTCGTCTAGCACCCATTGTGCTTCTTGTGCCGTCGCGTAATCCTCCTTAGAGGTAAAGCGGGCGTAACTCTTAGCCGTCTTAGGATTCTCGAATGAGCCGTGTACGGTGTATTTCATCCCTGCACCCGATTTCCTTGCACATCTTCAAACATATACTTATCGTCCTCATCTAAGGTCTTAATCTCCTTGATGTAATTCTTGCTCGTATATTTCCACAACTCTTTCAAGGTCTTGAACTCTTTAATCTCGCGGGTTTCCCCGCTTATCCCATTTTCCTTTACAATGTAGAACTTTAACATTACTTCACCCCGCAGGCTTCTAAGAATCGGGCGCGATCAAATCGGGCGTTATCTGCCTGTAGTGCATCTGCAAGGTTGCGGGCTATGTCTGCCCCAATCGTCTCTTCTAGGTTGCAGATGTTTGCGAAGTTTGCAAACACTTCTGCTATCATTACATAATCCTTGCGTGTCATTCTTATATCTCCTCTTAGGTTAATTCAAGCGGTGTGCTTGATGAGGTAAACAATATGCGGTTGTCTACCGTATGTCAAGGGGCAAATGGTCATATGTTGGTCATACTTTAATGACCATTTGATGTGACTGGTCACAGGGTTTCAAGGGATGTAATGTAGTTGAATCTTCAATTACTTTATTACTGATGGGTAACATAATGGGTAGACAATTAACAGGGATATGTCTAAGTCTTAGGGCATTGTTAAACTTTGTACATATAATAACATTATGTCCAGGGGTGCCGAGGCTGTAGTCGGCCCACAGTTTTTTGTTAATAACTTATCCACAGGCTGCAGATTATCCACAGAAGTTATGCACAGGGCAGGGGGGTGGGAGGTTATCCACAGGGCAAAACAAAGGCACCCCCGTGTGTTAAGCGTGGCCCCTGTCTGTATTATACTCCCCAACAAAAAATATACGCTAAAGTGAGAATGTCCTAATTTGTACACATATTTTGTGTGACCTTAGTCACAAACCGTAAATAAAATCTACCGTAGACGGGAAATCGGTTATTTTTTCTGCCTTATATATAGTAGGGAGTAAAACGATCCAGTACTAGTTTTACGACCGATACTCGCTACGTTGGCACTACGCGAGTCCCCCTAGGACGAGCACCAACTTACCCCTCGGTCGCTGTGGCTCCCTCGGGCGCTAAGCCCGAACTGGTTACTGCTTTTAGTGGGGATAGGTCTATCTCCAGTATAGAGATCTTCCCCTCCAGTATAAAAATTTTTTTCGCGCCTTCGGCGCTTTACTAGAGGAGAGTACATGGCAGAGAAGTCCAGTGACATCGCCAAGCGTCTGATCCTTTCAGGTGTAGCAGAAGGTCTAACCATCGAGGCAGCCACGGCTGCATCTGGTAAATCCTATAAGACCTACGAGTACTACCGCAGGACCGATAAGGTCTTCGCAGACAAGATGGACCGAACACGGCTAGGTCTTAAAGATAAGAACTTTGCCTCATCCGATGTCCACGACTTAACCTTTGCAGAGTTTCGTGAACGCTATCTGCACTCCAAGACTTTTCCACACCAGCAAAACCTCATCGATGTAATCGAGGGTAGGCAACCTGGCTGGCTACATCCCAGTATGAAGTACGAACCAGGGCTGGCTAGTAACCGTATCCTTATCAATATCCCGCCTAACCACGCCAAGTCGATGACGGTAACTATTGACTACGTAACCTGGCAGGTTTGTCAGAACCCTAACTTTCGTGTGCTGATTGTCTCTCAGACTCAGCAACTAGCAGCCGACTTTCTCTACGCCATCAAGCAACGCCTGACTCATCCTAATTATGAAGCATTACAGCAGGCTTACGCTGCTGGCGTAGGGTTTAATTCTAAGACCGCCTCTTGGCAGGCAACCCGTGTCACCTTTGGTGATGAACTGAGAGAATCCTCAGAAAAGGATCCAAACATCGAAGCCGTAGGTATCGGTGGTCAGATCTACGGTAAGCGTGCAGATATGATTATCGTAGACGATGCGGTGACATTAAAGAACGCCAACGAGTTTGAGAAGCAGATCCGCTGGTTAACCCAGGATGTGCGTTCTCGTCTTAACCCTACTGGTAAGTTAATCATTATCGGTACCCGTGTTACGGCAATTGATCTTTACAAAGAACTACGTTCCGAGGACCGCTACCCAGGTGGCCTTGTTCCTTGGAAGTACTTGGCTATGCCAGCATTGCTGGAGACACACGAAGACCCCGACAAGTGGGTTACCTTGTGGCCCGCATCCGATGCCCCCTTTGATGGGCAGATGGAATCAGATTTGAATGAGGATGGACTATACCCACGTTGGAATGGTCGTAACCTTTACAATGAACGACAAGCAATGGATGCATCTACCTGGGCGTTGGTTTACCAGCAGCAGGATATATCAGATGATGCAATCTTTGACCCAGTATGTGTGCGAGGTTCTATAGATGGTATGCGTAAAGCAGGTCGCTTGGTTCCTGGTCACCCAGGCCATCCGCGTGACCTTAGTGGTTTTTCAGTTATTTGTGGTCTTGATCCCGCTATGGTTGGTGATACAGCCGCCATTTGCTACGCTGTTGATCGGGTTAGCCATAAACGCTATATCGTTGATGCTATTAAGATCACTCGTCCAACGCCTGCTCAGATCCGTCAATTAATCTTTGACTGGACAGGGCTATATCAACCTAGCGAGTGGATTGTAGAAAAGAATGCGTTCCAGTCTTTCCTTACTCAAGATGAAGGCATCAGGCAAAACCTGGCCTCACGAGGAGTGCTACTGCGGGAACACCATACTGGAACCAACAAGTGGGACTCAGGCTTTGGTGTTGCATCAATGTCAACTTTGTTCGGCACCAAGCAACACGACGGCAAACACCACCGCGACAATCTTATGCATCTTCCGTCAGATCAAACGGAAAATATCAAGGCACTCATAGAACAACTCATTACCTGGTCTCCTACTACTAAAGGCAAAACCGATATGGTGATGGCTCTGTGGTTCTGTGAGATCAGAGCACGCGAGATGCTCAACCAAGGTATGCACAAGACGCATCATATGAAAAATCCATTCCTGTCTCGTAGTGAGGTAGGCAAACGAACAGTTATCAACATAGATGAACTGCTCGCAGAAAAAGATCGTACATTCATCTAATAAGGAGATAACAATGCCAAATATGAAGAAGTCAGACCCAATGCTTGCAAAGCAAGTCAAGAAGGACGTTAAGTTCCTAAAGGAAAAGGCAGTAGCAAAGAAGTCATCAGATCCATCAAAGACAAAGCCATTCAACGTTCAGTTGATGACACCACGCGAACTTGTTGGTGGAAAAGAACCTAGGAATGAAAAGCGAGTACCTGCTTCAGCATCTAAGAAGGCAACTGAAAAAATGAAGTCAATGCCAAAGGTAAAGATTACTGGCAGTGCTTCTAGTAAGCCACAAGTTTCTGGTTCAATGATTAAGTCTCAACCAAAGACTGCTACAAAGCCAAAGGCTCCAGCAATTTCAAAGAGCACTAAGACTTCTACACCTAAGACAACAACTAAGGCACCTGCTAAGTCAAAGATGACTCCTCAAGATGCAGCAATGAAGAAAATTCTTGAGAAGAAGTACGGCAAGATCTATGGCTAAGACCATAAAGCAAAAGATTGCTAGTGCTAAGTCAAAGCCTTCTAATCTAAAGAAGACAAAAGAAATTGAAGTAGTTTCAAAAGGTGCACTTAGTAAAGCAAATAAAATTATTGTTAATGAAGCACAAAAGGCAAGCAAAAGAAATACTGGTGCTAAGGCATTAAGCACTGCTGGTGCACCAAAATCTCAAACAGGAGTTAAGTACTCCTATGAGAAAGGTTTAGAGAAAGCAGCAAAGACTGCTATCAAACAAGGTCGTTCAGGAGATGTTCAACGCATTAGAGCAAGCCAAGCAGTAGATGCATCAAAGACTGCTATGCGAGCAAAGATGATTGAATCTCGCCTCAAGGCCAAGAAGAAGTAAGGAAAACAATTGTTATCAACTAAAGAGGTAGTAGCGAAAGTAGCACGGCTACAAACACGCTACGCTGCACGTGACCAGAGAATGCGTGATGTGCTCTCTGTACGTCAGGGAGACATCAGCAAGGTTTACCCTGCAATGTTTTCAGAGGAATACCCAAAGCCTCTAGTTGCTAACTTTATTGACGTAGCAGCACGTGACCTTGCAGAAGCAATGGCACCACTACCATCATTTAACTGCGCTGCAACCAATATGGTTTCAGACTCAGCACGTAAAGCAGCAGACACACGTACTCGTATTGTCAACCATTACATCAGTGCATCTGAACTACAAATTCAAATGTATACTGGTGCTGACTGGTTTAATACTTACGGTATGTTGCCAGCAATGGTGGAGATGGACTATGAAACCAATAATCCGAGAATACGTTTGCTTAATCCTTTTGGTACTTATCCTGAAATTGATAGATTTGGTCGTACCGTCTCGCTCACGCAGGTAATGGCATCTGATGCTGAAACACTTGCAATGCAGTACCCAGAGTTCTATGACCAGATTATGCCAAAGAATGTTTATTCTCCTGGCTCACCTTATGTGTCACTAGTTCGTTACCACGACAAAGACCAAGATCTAATCTTTATCCCAGAGCGTAAAAACCTAGTACTCTCAAACATTCCAAACCCTATTGGTAAGTGTATGGCATACGTTGCTATGCGATCATCTATCGATGGTGAAGCACGTGGACAGTTTGATGATGTTCTATCAGTTCAACTTGCTCGTGCTCGCTTTGCAGTATTGCAAATCCAAGCAGCAGAAAAATCTATCCAAGCACCTATTGCTATCCCACAGGATGTGCAAGAGTTGGCACTTGGACCAGATGCGATTATGCGTTCTGCTAATCCACAAGGTATTCGACGTGTTCCTTTGGAACTACCACCTGGAGTCTTTACAGAGTCAGGTGTACTAGAGCGCGAACTACGTTTAGGTTCTCGTTACCCAGAGGTTCGCTCAGGTAATATCGATGCATCTATCGTTACAGGTCGTGGTGTACAAGCACTGCAAGCGGGCTTTGATACACAGATCAAATCAGCACAAGCACAGTTTGCTCGTATGTTTACAGACCTTGCTTCTCTCTGCTTTGAAGTAGATGAGAAGATCTTTGGTTCTATGCAAAAA